AGCGACCGAAGAGAAGGTCAAGAGTGGCAAGATTGTGTGTGATATCCATGCACCAGAAGGCTGCGAAAACTGTAGCGGATAAATTCGCTATCTTTGGGGTATGTTAGGATTATCTCAAGGCGTTTCTTCTTCTGCTGCTATATTCGAACGAGTCCCTTTGGTCTCTTACACGAGTGATTTCAGTAGTTCTGTTGATGGATTCCAAGCTTATGACGCTATCGGCGATGCGGTGGACACTAATGCTACTTTAACGCCAAATGTAGATTTTGGCGGAAAAACCGATGTTTTAAAAATTACATGGTCCTCAACTGAACCTGACGGGTTCTTCTACCTTAGAAAGTCTTTCCCCGACCTGGATGATCAAGACGGTACAGTCAACTTTTTTACTTTTTCTGCTGAAATCTACTATAATTTTACTACCACTGGTGACGTAGCCACCATTGTTCAAGCTGGGCATATAGCCTCTGGAAATAATAGCATTATCCCCGCTACAAATGTGCAACAGGATCAATGGGTGACAGTAAGTCAGGATAAACTTTTTAATTCACAGAATTTTAGTGAATACCTGTACATTGGTTTTTTTGACACGGATGACAAGCCAGTGGGCGGAGACGAAATGTATATAACCAACATTTCCTTTACATTTCAAGACATAGGCTAAAGTGAATTGTAGAAACGTTGCACCGCTAGCCTACCTTTCTGCGACAGCGCATACCGAACTCTGTAATTCATTTTTGTCTCGTCCCGAAACAGATGATCCTCTAGAGTCTGCGATGGCGTAAGCTTATCGAAGTGCTTATATATGTATCCAGAAAGAGCCAGCGGGTAGATCATTCTATCTGCTAGGTTTTTTCTATTCATCCCGTACTCGGACGCTACATAGTCGATAGTAAAAAACTCCAGATCGTACAAGAACAGCATCAGGTGCAAATACGACTTGGTGAGGTCTGGGTTTCTTTCTAAGAAATCGTTAGTAGCAGAACGCAGGTTTTTTAGGTGGTTGTGCTTGACGTATTTCTCTGGAAGTTTAGACACTTCACGAAACAATCTTGTTTTTCTAACTGTCGATTTAGGCATCTGTATTCTGTCGTATATTTGACTTAAACAAATTTACATCATGAGCCCTAGCGACACCCTCTTCTTTGCGGAAATGTATTCTCTCGTCAAGAAGATGGAGGAGACTATAGAAGAGTTCGACATGAAAGATCGAACGCTTGCATCTATCGTAGTAGGCGTTCTTGACCTAGACGCAATCGAAGCTGGTGACGAAGAGACAGAGATGAAGACCATGTACAGCTTTAGTCTTCAAAGCAGGCAAGAGCTTGAGACTATGAAAACCATCATGGACAATGCGTACTCGGATGAACACGAGGACCTTGAAGATCTCCTTGGGAGCTTGGGTATATCCCTAAACTAATGGAAGGACTTATTAGAAAGATTGTCATCGGCAAAGAGCCGAAAGACGGCATGGCGTATTATATCGGCATGCGAGCAGGTAAAGGAGAAGTATCTGCAATCCTAGAAGATGATCACCATCTTCACAAATTTGGAAAGAAGAGATATCTTATCTACATTGAAAACGAAGAAGGAACTCTTCTTTGGAAGGCTGTCGATGAGATGCCTTGTATGCTTGAATACGATTTAAATTTTTAATTAATGAGAACCTTTGATTTGTTCGTCGTCAAATTAGAAAAGACGCTGAACGATACCATCACAACCGATAGCGGATTAGAGCTATACATAGACAACAAATATCATGAGTTTGAAAACAGAGTTACAGAAGGCCCTGTCGTGGCTGTCCCGTTTAAGTACGAAACTGGTGTCCAGCCTGGCGACACGCTTTACTTCCATCACCTCGTGGTTATCAACGACGGCCAGCCGCTTACTGGTGAACCTGATCACTACATCGTCAGGTATTCTGAAGACAACGCTGTCAGTAATCAAGCTATTGCTTTTAAAGCTAGCGGTTCTGACGCTATCGTTCCTCTTGCGGGCTGGAGCCTTCTTGAACCCGTCGAAGAAGAGGAAGTTCAAGAGTCGGAGATTATCGAAGTTGTCAAGCTTAAGCAGAAACCAACAACAAGAGGTAGAGTCGCATTTACGTCTCCTGGGGTTGAAGAAATAGGTCTTGAGGTCGGCGATGTAGTTGGGTTCAAAAAGAACATGGACTATCGCATCAAGATAGACGGCAAGGAGTACTACCGCACTCGTGTCGAAGACTTAATGTACAAAGAGCTTTGATATGTGGAGTAAAGAAGAAACCTGGGAGCTCCTGGAGGAAGAGGAGTGTTTGATCGCTGATGGGTTCAACGAAGCCGTTATAGGAATCGTTTATGGGGTTCAGCCCAGAGCCGTTTATAGCGTAAAGAAAATTGTTGACATCCTTATGGAGGATATGAGCTACGAAGACGCTGTTGAGCATTTTGAATATAACATAGCTGGCTCATACGTAGGAGAGAAAACACCCGTGTACGTTTACGATATCCAAGAAGATGTCTAAGTTCACTACGATAAACGCATCTAAGAGGTTGATGGCAAGCATGGAGGTTGCTATCAATAATATGATTGAAGAAGTGAAGAAACCTGTGGACCCAGAGGCTGGCGGGTCTGCAAGAAAAGCAGAATTACAATCCATTAAACAAACAGCTATTGACTGTAAAGAGTTGCTGATAGAGCGTCAGCGTTTAGAACAAATGGTTAAAGAGCTACAAGACAATGGATCAATCGAAAAAGAAAAAGACTACTCAGGTGGATTCGCAGAAAAATTCTCAAAATAGTCCTAGCGGTTTGATATACTGGGAGGACTATGACTTTGATAATCAAGACAATACGGCTGGTTACTTAAAGATAAATATATGCACCCGTAGCTCAGCTGGATAGAGCATCTGCCTTCTAAGCAGACGGTCACAGGTTCGAGTCCTGTCGGGTGTACGAATTAAATTAAATGTCTGTACTTATAGATATAGAAGGATATGAGACTAAAGGGATTAAGATCGACCCTAACGGTACAGAGGGAGCTCACGTCGAATCGAGTGGGTTACTTATTGTCCTTCCAAAAAAACCGAAGCGATCTGAGATACTCTTCCATGACCAACCAAAGGAGTTGCAGCTGTGGGAGCGCCTACCTATGCCCGAAGAGTTGCAGAGGATTCGAAGTATGGATGAGTGGTTCGAGAAACCTGCCGAGTTTCGATCAAGGTTTCGTGTATACATCGAGAAAGAGTTTCAACGCAGGAGGGACGGCGTTTGGTTTTACAACAATGGGGAACCTACGTATATTACAGGGAGACACTATATGTTTCTACAGTGGTCTAAAATCGATATCGGATACCCATCATACCTTGCTTTCCAAAGAGACATCTTTCTTCACATGGCTGCTTGCGAGGTTGATCCTCGCTGTTTCGGTCAGCTTTATACTAAGTGTCGTCGCTCTGGTTACACCAATATATGCTCTTCTGTACTTGTTGATGAAGCTAGCCAAGTTAAAGAGAAGCTTTTGGGCATTCAGTCGAAGACTGGTAAAGACGCCCAGGAAAACATCTTCATGAAGAAAGTGGTTGCGATCTTTCGCAGCTACCCATTCTTCTTCAAGCCTATCCAGGACGGTACCACGAACCCGCGTATGGAGCTAGCCTTCCGTGAGCCTTCGAAGCGAATCACGAAAAACAATAAGACGTCTTACAGAGGCGACGCACTCAACACTGTAATCAACTGGAAGAATACCACGAACAACGCATACGACGGAGAGAAGCTACACATGCTGTATCTCGATGAGGCAGGCAAGTGGGAGAAGCCTACAGACATACGTGAGGCGTGGAGGATTGAGCGAACCTGCTTGATCGTTGGTAAGCGCATAGTCGGCAAGGCTCTCGTGGGCAGCACTGTAAACCCCATGAACAAAGGAGGGGAGGAATACAGGGGGCTGTGGCAAGATTCAGATCCCAACGAAAGAAATAATAACGGTCGAACAAGATCTGGACTGTACAGAATCTTCATCCCCGCATACGAAGCGCTAGAAGGTTTTTTTGATAAGTATGGCAATGCAGTCATAGACAACCCTCCAAATCACATACCTGGGACCACTAGGCGTATAAGGTTTCGAGGGGATATCATAGGTATAGACGGGGAGGTTATAGATCAGGGTAGTAAGTCCTATTTAAAAAACGAGCGAGAGTCCTTTAAGGATGACCCATCTGAGCTCAATGAAATTATTAGGCAGTTCCCATTTACCGAAGACGAAGCGTTTAGGGACAGCATAGAAGGCAGCCTGTTTAATATTGGTAAGATCTACCAGCAGATAGAGCACAACGACTCCTTGTACCCTAACCCAATAGTTAAAGGGAACTTCGTGTGGAGGACAAAAGACGAGGAGGTAGTTTTCTCACCAGACCCGAACGGTAGGTTTCATGTAGCTTGGCTGCCACCTGACCACCTCAGAAACAACAAGGCTGACGAACGAGGGAAACGGGTTCCGCTGAACGGTCACATAGGTGTAGGCGGAGTTGACTCTTACGATCTCGATGCTACTGTAGACGGTAGAGGATCGAAGGGTGCGCTGCACATGTACAATAAATTCAACATGGATGTTCCGCCAAACATGTTTGTTGTAGAGTACGCTTCTCGTCCAGATCTGGCTAGCATCTTCTACGAAGACGTATTAATGTGCGCGTTCTTTTACGGGTATCCTCTACTTATAGAAAACAACAAGTACGGGATTGCAAGATACTTTGAATCAAGAGGTTACGACGGCTACTTAATGGATAGGCCAAATCATTTGAAGAACCCAAATGCTTCTTCTAATGTTAGGACAAAAGGTATACCTTCTAACTCACAAGATGTCATTCAGTCTCATGCTCAGGCTATCGAAGCCTACATCCACGATCATGTCGGCATAAGGGCGGAGAGTGGAGAGATGGGTAATATGATTTTTAACAGGACGCTAGAAGACTGGATAAGCTATAAGATAGAAAAGAGAACTAAGTTTGACTTGACGATTAGTTCTGGTTTGGCGCTTCTTGCCGCTCAAAAGCAAAAGAAGAAAAAACCAAAAGCAAGCTTTCAGGATAAGAAATTCTTTAGGACTTACAAGCCAAAAGCTTGGCACTCTTAGTTTTACTATATTTGCAAGGAGTTAAAATAACTCCACACATTGCAGATGTATAGTAATAATAAAAATTCTTCTAACTTCCCAGACCCTCTAGCTCCTGTAGAAGAAAAGCAGGGTATAGGATATGGCCTAAAATACGCTAAGGCTATATACCAGCAGTGGGGGAAGATAGATTATCAGAACTCTATTTACGGCACGAGAAAGAAGACCTTCGAGAAAAACAGAAGGTATGCAAACGGGACACAAGACACGACGATTTACAGGTCGCTTCTTACTTCTCTCGACCCGAATAATGGAGACGGCAGTATGCTCAACTTGGATTTTACTCCAGTCCCCATCCTGCCCAAGTTTGTTAGGATAGTAGTAAACAAGATTCTTTCTCTCAGCCCATACCCAAACCTTGAGGCTGTTGATCCTATTTCTTCTTCTGAGAAAGATAAGGACCAGAGAAAAGTAGAGATGCTCATCTCTGCGAAGAA